GTCGTGCGGAGTGTCGCCCTGGGGCTGGTCCTCGCCCTCACCGACGACGTCGTCGCCGGCATGGTGGCGGGAAGCCGTGGGCCACTGAAGACCTTCGGCCAGGACGTGAAGCTCACCGAGGACGAGTACCAGAAGCTGTGCAGTCAGTATGGCGAGGTCGCGGTCTACAAGCGGATCATGGACCTTGATGGGTACATCGGGAACCGCGTAGGCAAGACGCACTACAAGAACCACTACAAGACCCTCGTCAACTGGCTGCGGCGGGACGGCCTCAAGCCCCGCGCCGACGAGGCGGAGGTGTGCCCCGAGTGTGGCGAAAAAGCGATGTACGCCGGCTACTGCCGGCATTGCGGATACCAGCTTTGAGGGGGGGGGGCGGAATGAAGAAGCCGAAGCCTATCGAGTTCGTCGAGAACGAGCGGGGCTGTTTCATCTGCACGTCGCACGGGAGAACGAGAGGGGGATATCCGAGGCTGAACCGGGGCGGGAAGTGGCAACATCTGAGCCGATGGCTCTGGGCCGAGTGTTTCGGGGAAATCCCGAAGGGCTATTACGTGTGCCACCGTTGCGACAATCCGGCCTGCATCAACCCCGAGCACTTTTTCCTTGGGACACCGAAGATGAACACCGCCGACATGATAGCGAAGAGTCGAGACCACTGTATGGGGGAAAGACATAGTCAGGCGAAACTGAATGCTAACGAAGTCCGCGAGATTCGTAGGTTGTATCGGCGGGGAGTTTCTCGACTTCAACTGGCTAGAAAGTTCGGCGTCAAAGAGGGAACCATCCAGAGCATTGTTTACAGAACAAGTTGGCGTTCGGTGCAGGAGGGGGCGGTAGCATGAACGTAACCCACGACGAAACCGCCGAGCGCCACTACATCGAATCGGTCCTGTGCGACAAGCTGGTGCTGAACGAGCACCCGGTCAGTCGCGATGACTTTTACTCCCCCATCCACCGTGAAGTTATCGACGCCATGACGGCTATCGTGGATGAGGGTGGAACCCCCGACATCCCGACGCTCGGGTTGAAGCTTCCCGGTGCCATCGGGGTCATCAGCAAGTTCGAGCCTGTGACGGCAGCGAACGCCGCCTTCTATGCCAGGGCGATCCGCGAAGCTGCGTCTAAACGCCGACTCTACGCCATGGCGGCCGAGGTGATGGAGGCCACGGGGCGGCACGATCTCAGCTCGCACGACATCGCGGAGCTTGCCGAGAAGACCTTCACCAGCCTCTACGAGCGGCACGAGGGCCGGGCGATAGAGCTGCGCGACGCCGTCCACGGCGCGATTGACCTTCTCCAGCGCCGCTATGAGGCCAAGGGGGCGCTGACCGGCATCCCGACCGGCTTCGAGTTCCTTGACCGCGACCTCGACGGGCTCCAGGACGGATCGCTCACGGTGATCGGGGCCCGACCGAGCATCGGGAAGACAGCTTTCGCGATTGGCTTGGCCCTAAAGGCTGCCGAGACGGGGTTCAGCGTCGGCTTCTTCTCTGCCGAGATGCCTACCCCGATGATTATCCTCCGAATGCTGGCCTCCAAGGCCCGGCTCCAGCTTCAGGCGGTACGCCATGGGCTGATGACGAGCACAGACTTCAGCAGGGCGTTCGACGCCGGCGGGGTGCTGGCGAACTACCGGATGCTGATCGATGACTCTCCCAACCCCACCCTCTCCTACCTCAAGGGCAAGGCGAGGTGGATGAAGCGGCACGGGGTTCAGGTGATCTTCATCGACTACCTCACCCTCATCAGCCACGGCGACCCGAGGACGCCCAGGCACGAGCGGGTCGGGGAGGTGTCGAAGTCGCTGAAGAATCTCGCGCGGGAGCTTGGGGTCCCCGTCATCGTGCTGTCGCAGCTTAACCGCACCGTGGAGGGCGAGCGCCCATCCCTGGATTCGCTGCGTCAATCGGGGGAGATCGAGGAGGACGCGGATGTCGTTCTCCTTCTCCACCGCGAGCGGGACATCGAGCAGGAGGCGTCGTGCGTTGAGGCCGAGGTAATCATCGCGAAGAACCGCAACGGCCCGACCGGCCCTCACAAGGTCGCGTTCATTCCGAAGTCTGCAACGTTCGAGGAGGTAATCAAGTGAGACACCAGTACATCTACGTGGGCACGGTGTGCGGGAAGAACCGCAGGGTCGGTGTGCGCGGCGGGAAGGTGTACTCGACGAGCGAGTACAGGAGCTTCATCGATCTCCTGGCCTTCGTGATGCGAGCCAAGAACAACCGGATGCGGTGGGGGACATTCGAGGGCCCGGTGGCCGTGCGGATCACCGAGAAGATCAATCCGAAGCGGGACATCGACAGCCTCGTCGCGCCGATCCTCGACGCCATGCAGAAGGCGTGGGTGATTAGGAACGACAGTCAGGTCAAGAAGGTGTTCCTGCACAAGATCAACGACACCCTGGAGAACGTGCTCACCATCAGCGTAGAGGAGATCAGCGGTGAGAAAGCAGCCTCGTAGAACCTACAAGCAGTGGCTCTGGGACATCAACATCGCCTCGAACCTCGCGGCCATGGTGATGCTGAACGCGCCGACCCGCAAGAAGAAGAAGCTGCGGCGGATGGTACGGGTGCTGTTCAACCAGCAGCGGCGGGCCTTCCCGCCCCCCAAGCCCCTGCTCCTGCGGCTGTGGGACAGGGTTCGGCCGCGCCGTCGGATGCGGAGGGTGGGGAAGTGACCACTGAGAGCTTCTACCGGATCTGGACTGACCGACAGCTCAGGCAGAAGCTCGTCGATTACACCAGATCTAAGACTCGAAAATCGCACGACCGCGAAATGCAGCAGGACTTGCTGCAAGAGGGGTGGATCGCGATCTCGCTGGAGAACGACGACGCGAGCCCCGAGTACCTCTTCATCGTCGCGCGAAAGGCCATGGACGCTCGCTACAAGAAGGAGTGGCGATACCGCGAACACATCAAGCGGTATCTGAATCCATCCGAATCACGATACCCAGGGAGGATACCGTGAAGAAGGCATCGCAGACCGAGAAGATTCTGAAGTACCTCAAGAGGGGCGGGACGCTGACGAGCCTCAAGGCTCTGAGGATGTTCGGCTGCCTGCGTCTGGCGGCCCGGATCTACGACATCAGAGAGATGGGCCACAACGTCGTGGCCTGGCTGGCCAGGACACCGGGTCCGGACGGCAGCGAGAGCCGGGTTTGGACCTATGGGTTCAAGGTCGCATGAGTGCCCGTTGGGTACTTCGTAACTTGCCGATGGCATCGCGCCTGATCGGATCGGCACAGAAGGAGCCCCCCTCCCCCATGTCCAGAGCAGGGGTGACAGGCAAACCGGCGACCGGTCTCGCCGGTAGTTTTTCCGGAGGGAGATGACGTGACTGAGCGGAAGCAGCTCGTAATCAACGGCAAGCGGTGGACTCTCGCGTGGAAGAACCGGTTGCCCAGGGCATACGGCAGAACCGTATACGACAAGCTCAGGATAGAGCTTGAGCGTGGGCTGCCGGAGGATCGCACCCTCGCGACCCTCATTCACGAGGTGCTGCACGTGCTCAGTGACGACTACAGGCTTGCGCTCGATCACGACACCATCAACAGGCTCGAGGCCGGGCTGTTCGATTTCCTGGCGACCCAGGGGATCGACCTCGCGCCGCTCATCTATGCGCTGAAGGGGGAGGTGAAGCCGTGAGCCGCCGCAAGATCGTGTCACTCGATGGGGGGCGCATCGCTGGATATGGCCACGCCATAGGATTCAGCATCTGGCTACACCGTCATGGTCTTGTCTGCGACAAGGGACTGGCGGGACACGGCGATTGCCCGGCACACTTGGATATTGAGTTGACGCTGATTCGCTGGTACGTGTGCCTGACGTTTGGCAGGAGCGACCCCGATGAGTAAGCGCAAGATCGTGCTTACCATCGACTGCAACGCCAAAACGTGCGGGAAGTGCAGCGAGGTGCGGGAGAAGATGCGGCGGACGCTGGACCCCGAGGCTGCTGCCGCCGCCGACTGGGACGCCGCATCGGGAGGGCAGGGGTGAGCCCGATCCTCGCTCCGAACAGGCATCGGTACCCCACGGACTGGCCGGAGATCCGCGCGCGCATCCTGCGGCGAGCTCGTAACCGGTGCGAGGAGTGCGGGGTGCCGAACCACGCGGTCGGCTATCGAGATGGGGAGAAGGTCTGGCACCCGCTCTGCGGTAGCGGGCCGTGCGATGCAGCAGGCGAGGGTAGGGAGTGGCCGGGATACACACGCGAGCTCTCATTCTCCGACGCTTGCGAGTTTGCCGAAGTGCAGAACTGCTGTGAGGGCGCGAAGGACGACGATGGGAATCACTGGATGGTGATCGTGCTCACCATCTCGCACACCGACCACGACCCGGGCAACTGCGCCGACGACAACCTGCGCGCGCTCTGCCAGCAGTGTCACAACCGGCACGACCGCAAGCACCGCGACCACACACGGCGCTACGGGTGCGAGGTGGGGCAGCTCGCGTTGGAGTTGGGGGAATGATGCATCGCGGCCGACCGTCGTCGACGAGCGCCGTCGAGCATATGGGGTGGCCGTGGCGGCGGCCGGACCCGCGATCTTTGGAAGCTCGGATACCTGCAAGGTGCATCGGGTGCCGAGCCTCGTTGGAATCAGAGTGCGCACAGTGCGACAGGAGTTGGCCGGGCCTCACCGCCAAGCGGCCCGGTGTTTGCAGATTTGCGGTGTGCGACCGTCGGCTTGGACAGGCGGAGTGCCACTGCTTGTCGGTACGGTTGGCTTCCGTGCCGAGTCATATCTGCCCCCGGCCGGACCGGCGGACGCGCCTCTGGCCGGGTTCTTTCGACCTACTTTCAGCGCATCAGCGCTATTGTGGGTTGGGCCTTCTTCCCTCCGGGCATTGCGTCCCGGGGGCCCGGGGCTATGAGAGTCCCGGACTGGCCCATGGTCACGGTGGCTGGCCTTCGCCCGGGCGAGAAGCGGCGGGTTTGTTACAACGGGAACCCGGCTCGCCGCAGCCACCTGCTTTGAGGAGGTAGAGGGGATGGAACCAGGATTGGAACTTACCGTCGCGATGCTAACCAAGCGCGAGCTTTTCGCCGCGCTGGCGATGGCGGGGTTGCTAGCAACCGATACGAGGTTTGCAGAGCCCGAGACTTTTACGGGATATGCAATTGGCATGGCCGACGCCTTGCTCGCCGCGCTGAAGGGGGGGGAGTGATGATCAGCAAGGAGTGGTATGCGAAGGGTTATCTGACGCCAGCCGATGTATCGCTGCTGATCGCCGACCTCGCCGAAGCCGAGATGCGTATCGCCGACCTCGATGAGAACTGGCGCACAGCACAGAGGCAGGAACAGTACCTCGACGCCAAGGTGGAGGAGTACGTCAAGACCATCGAGGATATGTCGCAGGAGGCGCACGAGCAGGAGAAGCGCCTCGCCGCCGCCGAGGAGTCGTACCAGCATCTCACCGCAGCGCTTGCCCACACCATTGAGGAGCGCGACGCCCTCGCCACGCAGTTGGCCGAGTGTCACGAGGCTCTTGATGTGGCGATAGCCCCCGTCGATGTCGGGGGTGGTGAGAAGGTGGCTGCATCTAATTTGGCCAAGCAGTTGGCCGAGTGCCGGGCCGAGCTTGCGGACTATCGGGCGTGGTACGAGTGTCGAGTACATCCCGAGAGTCCCATGGTTTGCGGTGATATTCTGCACCTCGAATCCCGCATCGAGGCCCGCAGGGCGAAGGAGGCAGAGAGGTGAGCGGTATAACAACTGGCGGAACGTCTATAGGCCAGTGCTCGTATTGCGGGAACTGGCACACATACTCTGAGGAGATGTGCCGCGACATGGTGAAATACCAACACAGCCAGCCGGCGATACAAACCCCCGTCCAGCTTAGCATCAGCGACGACACCATCCGCACCCTGCGCCTCGCCAACGGGCGATTGCGGGAGACGTTGAATCTTATCGAATGCGAAAGTGACGATCCTGATGCTGCTGGATGGGCACGTACCGCCCTCTCCACCCCCGACGACGGGCTCTGGCAGGAGGTGCATGCAGCGCTGAAACTCGGTCGTGATGGATGCGTCGCCATTGCAAGCGAATGCGAGGCGCAAGGTGAGCAGGAAGATGCGGCCGCGTGGAGAAAAGATGTAGCGACCATCGACGCCCTGCTGGGAGGGAAGCCATGACCGCCGTGGAGAGGATCGCGAGGGAGTTGTCGCGGTGGATTGAGGATGGTCCATTCGAGGACGTTGAACCCGAGGCCCGCCGCATCCTGGACCTGCTTGAACCCGAGGTCCGCGAGCGGGAGAAGGCGGCGTTCGTGGCGGGAGATGCACATGGGGAAACGCGTGCATGGCATACGGCGAGGGGAGATCGGCGGGCCGATGGCATGGATGATTCGGGAAAAGCCGAGGCAGAGCGCCGCCACCCCAAGGAGGAGAAGGCGTGACGATTGACGAGGATATCGCCGAATGCCAACGGCGGCTCGACAAGTTGCACGCCGGCTATCTCCGCAAGATACTGCGGGACGGACGGGGGATGAGCCGAGCGCAGACCACGACCTACAACGCTCGCGCCGGGCAGCTCGCCGAGCGGATTGCGGAACTGCGGCGGTTGAAGAAGTCAGCCGAGAAGGAGGTGCGGAAGCGGAGGTGTAAACGCATCAGTTTCTGATAGGCAACAGTTGTGTTCACTTTCGGAAACAAGAAAGCCCCCCGGAAAACCGGGGGGCTTCGTCAGTTGGTCTGAAGGATGACGCGGTTCGGGGTCTTGTCCCCGAGTAGGGCAGCGGTGATGTCCAGGGCCGCGAGCTTGGGGCTGGACGAAAGACCGTGGTGACCGTTTACACGCCATGCCCAGAAGTTCCCGTCCTTCCGCGCGTTGCCGACCTCGGAGTAGGCCGGGATCAGGACTTGCATGGCGTCATCGTGTACGACGTAGCGGACGACGAGATCGACGGTCATGTCATATCTCCTCTCTCGTCGGCCCTGACGACATTCACTTCCTCGGCGTACCGATCCGCGCACTCCGGGCAGAGCGGCAGGCAGCCGATCAGCGTGGGATAGGGCGGCTTCACGGGGTTGCCGCAGACGCAGCACGTCGGCTCCGAAGGCACGATGGGGGTCTTCATGCTGCCTCCTAGTTGTTCGAGTTCTCCATGGCGAGAACCTCGACCCCGATCTGCTTGAGGATCACCCGGCCGGCGGCCAGCATCTCCTGACCCGATGCCCTTGCGATCAGGATTTGCTGATCGCCCTTGTAGAACACGGCCACGATGCCCCTGAGGCCGTTCTCCCGGCACAGTTCCTCGAGAACCCGATCCAGATTTTCTTCGGTCATTGAGTCCCTCCTCGGTTGCCGATGCGCAGATAGACCATGTCGTATGCGCTGTCCCATCGCGGCACCAACTGGCCGCCCCTCCACCCCACCAGGTAGGGGGTGACAGGGTGGGCACAGGTGTGCCGCCAGCCCAGGCGCACCGGACCGACTTCGAGCCCCAGGTCCGTGGTCGAAATCAGTTGTGACGGCCAGAAGTTGAGTGCCCTGGAGTCCTTCCAGACCGGGACTTGCATGGAGCCGCCCGCGAACAGCGGGCCCCACGACACCTCGGCACCTAGCTCCACGAGGAAGCTGCCGGCCACGTTGATGTACGCCGGCGGATCGTAGGCCATGAGGCCCCCTTGCGGGAGCCACCCGAGCATGAGCCACCCAGAGAGAGCGAGTGCGCCCATCGTCATATGAGCCTCCTTCCTCTTCGCGTCGTCTGGTCGGGTGAGGGGGGACCGTTTACACGGCCCCCCTGTACGCCTCTTCCATCTCGGTCCCGCACGGGCATCTCGGCAGCCCGGCATCGAGCCACTTCTGCGTCGTCCGCACCGTGTACCCGCAGTCCGGGCAGATCACCTTCAGCATCCTGGTCCCGTCCTTCTTGCGGGCGCTGCGGTTCAGCACGGCGTGGGGGTACGGCTCCGGCATCATGGCCGTGAGCTTCTCGGACAGCTCCTCGCTGGGCGTCGTCGCCGTCCACGGGCCCTGTAGGCCGAGCTTCTTCGCGAGCCGGGAGAACGGAGCGCGGTGGCCGGCGTCGTTGCCCACGGCGGCGTGAACCAGCTCGTGGACCAAGACGCCCGCGACCTTGCCGCCCTCGGACAGCGCGGGGGAGATGAAGATTTCGCTGGTCTGGTCGGCGCTCGCGATAGGGGACCAGCACTCCCCCACCCTGCGGTTCCCGGTGGCCAGGGCGCGGACGCTTGGCCACCCGCACGACACGCGCACCTTCTCCGGGATCTTCGCCCCGGAATCCTCGAACATGGGGCGCAGCCGGTCCACGCAGAGATTCAGCCACTCCTCTCTCGTCATGGTGTCCTCCTGTAGGGTTGAGCGGGGGCGGAGGTTGACCCCCGCCCGTGCGGGCTTTCACCGCACCGGCCTAGCCCCTACTTCACGCACGGTTCGCACAGATAGGTTCCGATCCAGCGGCCCTTGGCCACGTAGCCGACGTGCCTCGACTCACCGTCCGCCTCGTCGATGTACATCTTCTCTGGATGGGCGCACCCAGTCTCCTCGATCACCGCACGGCGCGGGCTCACCGCTTTGCGCAGGACCACCTGTCCGTACTGGTCGGCAAGAACGAACAACCTTCTCGTCTTCATGGCGTCCTCCTCCGCGCTGCGTGGGAGTTGAACCCACCGTGCCGTCGCAGCGCACCCGGCCTACGCCCTAGCTGCGTCAGCGAGCTTGTACAGCCGCCAGTACTCGATGGCGGCGGAGTGGTATTGGGCGTTGTCGATGCGCCCGCGCATCTTCGCCCGCTCGATGTCGCTGGCCCAGTCGAAGAACAGCCCGCTGTAGATCGACCAGCCGTCCGGGCAGAACATCGTCACGTCCGGCGCCGCATCGATAGCGTCGAGAATCTCGTCGATGCCGCCGTCCGCCGTGAGGGAGAAGCCGACGCCATCGAACCATATGGGCTCGTCCCGGCTCTCACAGATGACCCCGAACTCGCCGTCGCGCCGTGCGGCCACGACAGCGGGCTCGCCGTTCAGGTAGATCATGGTGTCCTCCTCATGGGTGGCGAGGGAGTCGAACCCTCGATCTGGTATTGGGGTGCGCTCGCGGTTGCCCGCGCCGCCATCCCTCACAGGCCGTTCCACCCAAGGGGGAGAAGGCTCCCCCGTGTATTCGGATCGCTTCGGGCCGTCGGTCGGTGCAGGGGTTGTTCTGCATCCACTCAGCCCGTTGGTCCCGCGCCCCCTGAGGTGCTTCAGCGTCTCGGCCTCGTCTGCCTCAATCGCCCGCTTGTTCCTCGGTGCTCGCTGCCCCAGTCTGTCAAGGAGCTTTCGGCTGTCGGCCAGCCGTCAATCACTTTCTGACTGCATCCTACACCCTTGACGGTATTTCGTCAACACCTTTTATGTTAAATTTTCTTAACATTCGTTTCCGGTGGGACTATAGGGTGTAGGGAACCCGAGAGATGGTTGCAGAGGCCGACAAGGCGCCGATCAACACCGCCCGATGCCCATCGTGCGGACGCCTCGTGGAGGGGGAGGAATGGCTGGGGGCCGTGGAGGATGGGGCCGAGCGGCACTACCTTCGCTACGTCTGCCGCCAGTGTCCCGCCGTGCGTGAGTACCTGGGCGGGGTGATTGACATTGTCTGGTACAAGCTGCCCGATGGGAGCGACCCCGAGACGCCCGAGATCACCGACCTGCCGCTACCCTCCGACCTCACCGACCTGGACGACACCGACTGATGCGCCACAACGACGACTTCAAGACAGCTCTGTACGCCGTGGGGATCATGGCCATCCTCATCATATGGCTGACACTCAACTCGCTGCTGACGTACTGACACCCGTGGAGAAGCCTCTCTCGGACAGTGGGAGGCGCAGCAGGGAGCGTAGGGCGGCGGCCAGAGAGAAGGGGAGGAGACGCTACACCCCGGCACAGCTACGCCAGATGGCCGAGGTGATAGAGCGGTACGTTGAGGAGACGGAGTACCCGATACTGGCAGAGGCCGCGATGGCGGCGGGGTGCGATAAGGGCTCCCTGTACGAACATGCCGAGTTCGCTCACTGTATAAAAAAGTGTACAACCAAGGCCGAGGCGTACCTCGCGCGGCGGCTGGCGACCGATCCCAAGCACGTCGTAGGCTCTATCTTCGCGTTGAAACAGTTTGGATGGGCCGACAACCGCACCGTGGACATGCGCCACTCGGGCGAGGTCAAGCACGGCGTGATCGTTGTGCCTGCCCGCCTGCCCGCTGACCAGTGGGCAGGAAGTACTGGTGACAGCACAGGTGTCACGAAGGGGGATGGTGCCGATAAGTCCTTGCCCGACAAGGACGTGGCTGCGGCTGCCGTAGCTGAGTAAGCCGCAGCGCGGGAGCAGCAGTGGTGCGTGTGTACGCAACGCCGCTCATGCAAGCGAGCCCGAGAGGAGGGGGTGGGGGGTCGAGGCGAGACGGGGGGGCGTTCACATGTACAAATGTCCCCGTGGGGCCCACGCACACCCATACCCCCGGTTTTCTACCAGGGTCCCATCCGCACCTCCTGGTAGGTATCTCCTCCCGTCCAGATCACCCCCGTGGGCTCTGTACGGGTTCTTGCCTCCCACCGCACCGCGCAAAGTAATCGCGGGGGCGCGACCGTGGCCGGTATACGCGGCTACGTGATGCGGTTCGACTCCGCGCGGAGGCTCTATGAAGTTCCGATGGTCGTTTGGTGAGCGTCCGTTCTCCGGCTGCTCCTACCGCACCTACTTCCGCTGCGAGCTGAACTCCGGGCGGTTCGACTTTGCCCTGGAGCTGCGGAACGTCTGGTGCCTGGAGACGGGGAAGTTCGGGGGGATCAGGTATCTGGGGATCGGGCCTCTCGCGTTCTGGGTTCGGGTTCTGTAGCAGGGACACCGCCGGTTATGTGCAAGCGGTACACATTCCGGACCGACGACCCGGATGAGGCCAAGGCGATGCTGGTCGTCTTTGGGCTGGTGGATTTGCTGAACGAGGTGGACGAGGAGCTTCGGAGGCTCGTGAAGTACCGTGAGGGGCCGATCACCGACGAGGACATCCTCAAGGTGAGGCGGCTGATCGGGGAAGGGATGGCCGACCTCGGAGTGGGGATGTAATGCCGATACCTGGACCCCGCAAGGGCGAGTCGAAGGACGAGTTCATCAGCCGCTGCATGGGCGACTCGGTGATGAACCGGGAGTTCAAGGATCAGAAGCAACGGGCGGCGGTCTGCTACCGCCAGTGGAAGAGGAAGGGGAGGACGATCCTGGGCGGCGAGAAGGTGAAGAAGTGAAGTCACTTCTGATCGGCAGTGGGTTCGACCGCACTCGGAAGCTGCGCCTCGAGGGAGACCCCGGGGGGTGGGAGGATCTGGTGACCCTGGACTGCGACCCCGGCTGTTCCCCCGATGTGCAGCACGACCTCGGGTGTCTGCCGTATCCGTTTGTCGATCAGCTCTTCGACGAGATCCACGCCTACGATGTCCTGGAGCACACCGGGGCCCAGGGGGACTGGAAGTTCTTCTTCCGCCAGTTCAGCGAGTTCTGGAGAATCCTGAAGTTGGGCGGGCGGTTCTACGCCACCGTCCCGTCTCCCGACTCGGTGTGGGCCTGGGGTGACCCGGGGCACAAGAGGCTGTTCCACCCCGAGTGGGTCGGCTTCCTGAACCTCGAGAAGTACCGCCGCAAGGACGGGAAGCCCGTGAGCGTGCAGAGCGACGGGTACTTGAGCGAATACACGGGGAACTTCGGGGTGCTCGCGGCGCAGGCGAAGGATGGACATTTCGCCTTCGCTCTCGAGAAGCTGCCCCTTTAGCTCAGTCGGCAGAGCAACTGCCTCGTAAGCAGTCAGTCGGTGGTTCGACCCCATCAGGGGGCCACAAGGAGAAATGAATGACGCTGCGTGATCAACTGCTTGGACGCCGGGTCCTCGTGACGGGGTATAACGGCGCAATCGCGAATGCCAACGAGGACGTGGGTGACGGCTCGCAGATCTACGGTGCGGCCACCACGGGGGCGCTGCCCTCGACGGCTGTCCGCCTCGACATCTCCTCGGGTTCCGCCAACGACGCGTTAGCCGGTACTGGAGCGCAAAAGGTCAGAGTCATCGGTCTGGACGCGAACTTCGCTCCTCAGATCGAAGAGGTGAGCATGAACGGTCAGACGGCCGTCATCACTGCTTACAAGTATCTTCGCGTCCTGGGTGTCGAGGTGATCCAGGTTGGCAGCGGGTTGGGGAACGCCGGCATTATCTATGCCGCCGACGAGGCCTGCACGCAGACCGCAGGAGTTCCGAGCGATCTCACCAAGTGCTACGCTTGGGTCGCTGTTGGTGTAAACCGCTCGAGACACGCCATCTACACCGTGCCGAAGGGCCAGAGGATGGCGCTCCAGTCCCTGTCCATCGCCAACCGGGCGCAAATCTGCGACTATTGGGTCATGTGGACCCCGGTGGTTGGGACTCAGATGTATACCCAGGGCCCGCTGTATACTCTGGCGGCTGGTGCCCAGATGCTGGACAGTTGGAGAGAGAACCCGATCCTCACCTTCCCCGAGAAGACGGACATCAGGATCTGGGCGAAGGCCGCAACCACGGGAGCCATCGGTTGCGCCTCGATGGAGCTGGTCGGTGTCACGACCGGCCAGTAAACCGAAAGAGATAGACGGAAGGCCGGTCGTGTGGGAGCCTCAGCCGAAGCAGGCTGAGGCCCTCTCTTGCCCCGCCGACGAGCTGTTTTACGGCGGGGCGAAAGGGGGCGGGAAGGCCCTTCCGCTCGACGAGGTGGTGCTGACCCCGTTCGGAGAGCGGGCGATGAGGGACATGGCACCGGGCCAGATGGTGTGCCACCCCTCGGGCGGCATAAGCCGCGTCATCTATGCCACCGAGCCGGAGCGCCGGATGGTCTACCGGCTCGTCTTCAGTGACGGAGCGAGTTGCAGAGCGAGCGACGATCACCTCTGGGTTGTCAGGAAGCCGGGTCACCGGTGGAAGGTGGCCACCACCGAGCAGCTCGCCCCCGGACTGATCGTCCCGCTTGGTGCCGCGTGCTTTACCAGGAACTTCCGGTATAACATGCGGCCCCTCGATCCCTATCTCCTCGGGCTATTGATAGGGGACGGGTCGCTGGGGAACGGCAACATACGGCTGTCCACGGCGGACGAAGAGATAGTCGAGTTCCTTGAAAACACCTTCGGTCGGGATTTCGTCAGGGATGGTGGTCTCAGCTACCGGTTCCGTGGCGAGGGGGCTCGGTTTCTGAAAAGGGAACTGGAGCGACTCGGGCTAAGGGTCGGGACCCCCCGCAAGCACATCCCCGAGTCGTACCTGTACGGGGGACTTTCCGCCAGGACCGAACTGTTGCGCGGGCTGATGGACACCGACGGGTATGTTGACGTCAGGGGTCACTGTTCGTTCAGCACCTCGAGCGCGCGGCTTGCCGGGGATGTGCAGCGGTTAGTGAGAAGTCTCGGGGGGGTTGGTTCGGTTACGGTGAAAGACACCGTCGGGTTGCCCTCGCACACGGTGTACCTGAGGGTGCCGTTCGTTCCGTTTCGCCTGACACGGAAGCGCGGGCGCTGCACCGATCAGCCCCCCCTTCGCAGGCTGGTGTCGATTGATCCGGTCGGGGAGGACTGGGTCCGCTGCATCAAAGTCGATGCCCCCGACGGGTTGTTTATGACCCGCGATGGCATCGTGACCCACAACAGCGATTTCCTGCTGGTAGACTTCTGTCGGAACATCACCTATGGCGCGTCTCACAAGGGGGTGTTGTTCCGCAAGTCCTACCCGGAGCTGGAGGAGCTTCAGTTTCGAGCCCTCCAGCTCTACCCCGCTTTGGGCGCGGAGTATCACAAGACGGAGAGAACCTGGATCTTCCCGGGCGGAGCTTCGTTGAAACTGCGGTTCCTTGAAAACGACGATGACGTGCATTCCTACCAGGGGCACCAGTACACCTGGATCGGCTTCGACGAGCTGACGAACTGGCCGACCGACTACTCCTACATCTACATGTTCTCCTGCGCCCGAAGTCCCGAGGGCGTGCCGGTATCGATCAGGGCCTCTGGGAACCCCGGCAGCGTGGGCCACGTCTGGGTGAAGGAGCGGTTCGTGGACATCGCGCCCCCGAAGACGCTGTACTACGACGAGGTCACGCAGATGACTCGGTGCTTCATCCCGGCGAAGCTCGAGGACAACATCCGCCTGATGGAGAAGGACCCGAGGTACGAACAGCGGCTGAAGATGCTGCCGCCGCATCTGTACCGGGCCTACCGCGACGGGGACTGGGACGTGTTCGCCGGGCAGGCCTTCAGCGAGTTCAGCCGCGACCTCCACGTCACGAAGCCGTTCGCGCTCGACCCGAGCTGGAAGCGGTTCACCTCGATGGACTGGGGCTACTCCAAGCCCTTCTCCATCGGGTGGTGGGCCGTCACCGGCGACGGACGGTTCATCCGCTACCGGGAGTGGTACGGCTGCGAGCCGTACAAGAGGAACACCGGGGTCCAGCTCCCCGCTCTCGAGGTGGCGAAGAAGGCCTGGGAGATGAGCGTCCCCGAGGGCTGTGTTGACATGGTGGCCGACCCCTCGTGCTGGAGCAGGCAGGGTCTGGAGGGCAACTCCATCGCGGACACCTTCGCCAGCGCGGGCTGGCGGATGGAGAAGGGCAACAACGACCGCAAGTCAGGGCTCGTGCGTTTACACGACCTGATGAAGACCCGCTACATGGACGGGCGGCCGATGGTGATCGTCTTCGACACCTGTATCCACTGGATCAGGACGATCCCGACGCTGGTGGTGGACGAGCACAAGCCCGAGGACGTGGACACCACAGGGGAGGATCACCCCTACGACGACACGAGGTACGCCCTCCTGTCCCAGGTCTCCCGCTTCCCCGGAAGCGGGCAGCGGAGGAACTACGAGGTTCCCGAGCGGTGGACGGGCGGACCCAGGTGGGTGAGGCCGCAGGAGGAGAAGGAGCGGGAAATAATTTACGACCCATTGTCGATTAGGTATTGATATTTAATCGTCGGTGGTGTATATTCGGGGCATGAGAGAAGAGAAGCAGTTCGTTCTGGCGTGGCTCCTGCTCTGTATACCAAGCGCCATCCTCGGGTCGATCACGGAGCTGTTCAACCCGATCCACGAGCTGGGGCACATCATCTTCGGCCTGTTCCTCGGCTGCATCCCCGTCAAGATCGGCTGGTCGAGCGTGGGTCTGGTCGGCCGGCTGTCCGCGAGCCCCTTCATCGGGGTGGGCGGGTGCTTCGCTGAGATCTTCGGTGCCGCCGCCCTCTGGTTCTGGGCCTTCAGGGCGACGAGGAAGGTGAAGGTCGGGGACTGGGTCCGGACCCTTCACGAGCCGGTGCTGTTCGGCATGTTCCTGTCCGGCCCGCCCGGGCTTTGTATCAACCAGGAGGAGCTGTACGGGGCCGGCGTGTATCTCATGGCCGCGTGGATCATCCTGGGGTGTTATGTCATTCCGTCATCGATCCGCCGGTTCGCCTGGACGATTGGGGCGATTCGCAGGCTCAACGCACCGAGGGTGGTGTCAGTGGCCACGTAGGGTTGGCGAGTCGCTCATGCATCGGGCCCCCGCGAGGGGGCCCTTTCGTTTACCGAAGGAGTCAAAATGGAAAGCGGCACATGGCCCGGCTGGGGGTCGAACCCCAGGAAGCATGAGGTGCGCCCGACGACCGGGCGGCGTCTTGCGCAAGCCATCAACGAGTGGCAAGAGGGCGTCCGGGCCACGAAGACGAGCGAGGCGGAAGCCGTAAAGAACTACGAAGAGTTCATGCAGCGGCTTGGCTTCTCTCTCAACGACGGCAGCCTCCTGCTCGGCAGGCGGCCGACCTGGACGAACGGCGAAGAGGAGGTCGAGTACGGCCTGCTCCCCAGCGGATACGGGGCCAACGGCACCGACTGGTGGGCTGCGCTCGGGTCGATGCGGAAAGAGGAGCGGGGCGGCGAGACACTCCTCACGCAGAAGCCGAAGGAGCAGGCTCCCGCCTCCCCCGCCCTCTCCGAGGGGTCTGCCGTCAAGCCCGAAGACGCTGGCGTGTACGAGCAGTACATGAAGGAGTCGGGCTTCACGCTCGAGGGCGATACGTGGACCAAGCGCGACGCGAGCGGGAAGGTCTGGGACAAGCAGTACAAGTACGGGGACGTTCCGGGCGGGTCCGAAGCCTGGGCCAGCATCGTTCAGTGGTTGAGGGCAAACAAGGGTGGAAAATAACGACACCGCCGTCGATCTGGTTCGGCAGTTCGACGAGAAGGTCCGCCCCGCGCGACTCGAACACGAGAAGCGGTGGCAGGAGATAGCCGAGTTCCTCATCCCCGACCGAAGCATCCTGATGCAGGACAACGGCTACGTCGATGTCGGCAAGAAGACCCATAACCGCGTCTTCGACGGCACGGCGATCCACGCCGCCCTGATGTGCGCCAACGGGGTGGCCGGCTACATGTGCAGTCCGAGCTACCGATGGATCAAGCTCCTCATGTCTCCTCCCGAGCTGAACCAGAGCGCCGCCGTGAAGAAGTTCCTCCAGGACACGGAGGAGCAGCTCTACTACGACCTCCAGCAGTCCGACTTCTACTCGGCCGTCCACCAGTTCATTCTCGACGGGGTGTCGATCTCGACGGCCACGATGTTCATCGAGGACGACCTCGGGAGGCGGCGGATGCGCTTCATGGTCCGCCACCCCTACGAGATCTTCGTCGTCAGCAACGCCTGGGGCGAGGTGGAGATGGTCTTCCGGTGGTACTACTCCACCGCGAGGAACGTCGAGGGCGAGTTCGGATACGAGAACCTCACCCCGAGGCTCAAGGATCTGTGCAAGAAAAACCCCCACGAGCGGGTGGAACTTCTACACGTCACCTACCCGACCAGGGAGCGCAGCATCGCGAAGCTGGGCGTGAACAAGCCTATCACGAGCGTATTCATCGACAAGACCGACCGGAAGATCCTGAGCCAGGGCGGATTCGACGAGAACCCCAACATCGTCTGGAGGTGGAGCCTCGCAAGCGGGGAAGACTACGGAAGGGGGCCGGGGTCGAATGCCATCAAGGACGTGATGGTGCTGAACGAGGTCGCGAGGACCGGCCTCGTCACGCGGCAGAAGCACGCCATGCCGCCGATGGACATCCCGCTCGAGAGAAGGGGGCGTGTAAACCTCAACCCCGACGGCAGGAACTACTACGAGGACGCGACCCGCAAGGTCGAGAACATCCTCAAGGGGTACGCCCCCGTGCCGACGGTCGATGTCGAGCAGCGGCTCCAGGCCATCATCAAGGAGCACTTCTTCGTTGACTTCTTCCTGATGCTGGCCAACGCCCAGCGGATAATGACCGCCACCGAGATCATCGAGAAGCAGGGCGAGAAGGCGGCGGTCCTTTCCGCGATCACGGGCCGGTTCGGCACCGAGGGGCTGGACAGGATCATCCACCGCGCCCTGGCCATAGGGGTTCGGGCGGGCCGTATGCCCGCGCCTCCGGACGAACTGCTGGAGTACGCGGGGACCAGGGGCAAGGTGGATTACCAGATCCAGTATTTGGGACCCCTGGCGCAGGCACAGCGGCGGCTGTTCAAGGTGCAGGGCATCGTGCGGAGCCTCGAGAGCCTGGTGCCGATCTTCCAGATCGCCCCCGACAGCATCGACCGATTCGACTGGGACGAGGTGGTCGAGGAGATTGCGGATTCCAACGGGATGCCCGAGCGGCTGATGAGAAGCGACGAGGAGCTGGCGAAGATCCGTCAGGCGAAGCAGATGCAGCAGCAGCAGATGCAGCAGTTGGCGCAACTGGAGGCCATGGCGAAAGCGATGCCCGGCCTCTCGAAGGCTCCCGAGGCCAACTCGCCCGTTGACGCCATGATCGCCGCCGGCCAGGGCAACGTAGCCCAGTAATTGACTCTATAGGACGAGGAACCCTGCCCATGGAGACGGGGATGTTCGAGATTGACCTGAAGGTCCGACGCAAGAGGCAGGAGTACGGGCTCACGTTCGGCAGCGAGATGGGCCAGCGGGTGCTGGTCGATATCCTCACCGACCTGGGGTTCTTCGACGAGGTTGTCGAGGACACCAGCTCCCTCGTACTCCAGAACTACGCCCGCCGGCTTCTGAAGAAGTGCGGGCTGCTCAAGGAAGCGAGGCTCCCCGACATGATCGGGGCGCTCTTCAACAAGACGAGACTCGACGAATAGGAGGAGAGTCGAATGACCTACACGAATGCCGTCGCCGTCGTGATGACGGGGGCGGACGGGCTCATCGACAAGTTGGAGCTCGAGACCAAGTTGTCGAAGAATGATCGTGCGTATCTTGCGGCCTATCAGGCGAAGCTGGCGGCCGGAGATACCACGCTCACCGAGGACTTGGATTTCCTGCGGATCTTCGAGGACTGGATCAGGATCTGGAAGCAGTAAATGGCTGATCCCGAAACTACTCCGGCCCCTGGGGCTCCGGCCCCGAACACGCCACCCCGGCCGTGGATGGCGCAGCTACCTGACGACCTCAAGATGGACGCTGAACTCGGCAAGCACGAAACTCTTGGGGCCCTGGCAAAGGATTACAAGGCGCGGATGGCGGAGCTGGCGGCCATCGAGCGGCCCCCCGCGAAGATCGAGGAGTACGAGCTGAAGCTGCCCGAACTCCCCGAGGATCTGAAGGGGATGTTCGCCAACGACTCCGAGTTCGACGCCACGTTCCGCAAGAAGGCCATCGAGGCCGGCCTTACCAAGAAGCAGGCGGCGGCCCTGTACGGGATCTACCATCAGGCCGCAGCCGACAAGGTGCAGGCCGCGCAGCGGCAGTACCGCCAGACGCAGGAGGAGGCGGCCAATGCCCTGAAGAAGGACTGGGGGGACAAGTTCGACGCCAAGGTCGAGATGGTCAACCGGTTCATTCG